CTATTGAATATGAAGAATTGTCTCCTCTAACCATCAAGGCCTTATTTAAAAATCTTGAAGGCTCATGTTTATTTTTTCTATTGGTATCATTAAAAATTCTATCGTTTGCGTTAAAGTAAAAAATTCTATCATTAACACTGATGTCTGTTGTGCTAGTGTTTCCATTATCAAGTGCAACAACTTCTGCTACGGCAGATGCTGATGTAACACTTGCTGAGGTAAAGTTATATAGCCAGGATTCTGCTGTTGAAAATGTCATTAATAACTTACTGTCATATTGATTGGCTATAGAGTTTTTTATTGCAGGAAATACGCCTATCTCTGTAATTTGATATCTTTGATCAGATGGCATTTCTGCTTTAAATACAATTTTATCTACCCCATTTTCTCTAACAAATCCTTTAGATAGGATAGGCACTCTAAATATTTCAAAGTCTAAGTTTTTTCTTGTTGCATCATAGTATGGTGACGCAGCGTTTGATTGAGCAAATGGAACATTTCCAGAACCCGCAGCAAGATATGCAGCAAACTCTGGTGCCTGCCCAAGCAGGTATTTTGCTATAATCTGTTTACCATTATTAGTTATCATATTAAGACCTTACCCTATAAATTGTACCACTACTGTCTATTTCAATTTCTAAAGATTCATTTGGTCCCATGTTGTTTAAATTAATAACTATACTTCCATTTTCAATATAAGCATAATTTCCATCTTCTGGAAGTCTATTTATAAGATCTATTCCATATACGTCAAACAATGAGTTGCTTGATTTTGTAGCAGATAGTAGACTAATAGGATCAAACTCTCTATTGATTGAAGATAGATTAGATATCACATTATAGAAAGGATTTATTCCTTCTACCGTGTCATGCTTGGTAAACTTTGTTAATTCTAAAGAAGATAAGTTTTCAAAAAGAAGGTTTTGTATTTGTGCAACATCAACGCCCGGATCATCTAAATTGACTACAACGTCTCTCGTTGGAATTTTTACTGGATCTGCCATTATACTTCAACCATCCTTAGTTTAGTTTCTGGACCACCTGATGCTGATGAATATTCCATTTCGTAAACGACAAACTTTTTGTCTTTGTCTACGAACCTATATCCGCCAGGCATTACATAGTCTATAGATACTATATCTCCTAATTGTATCGTAGATGCACCAAATACTGATGCCGCAATGTCTTTTCTTTGTCTTAATGTTTTTTGTATAATCCAAGACATTAGGGACTCTGCTTCATCTTTATTCTGAATATATACTGACTCTAAAGAAAATCCTTTTTTGCCATACTTTGATCTGCTAAGTCTAATGTCTTGATATAACTGTTCTGCACTTATAGGAGAAAATATAGTTCTATCGACATACTTGTCGCTATACACCGTGGAATTATCTTTAACAAATTCATCTACAGATAATGTGTGGCTTGTGCTTTGGGTAAAGGTAATGCCGTGAATCTTTAAATAGTTAGAAGAGTTTTCTCCTAAGACTATTGTTTTGTCTGTAGAGTTAAAGATTAAGAACTCTGCTCCGTAGGAACCAGCCCTAAATCCAGATATGGTAAACGATCTTTCACTGCTAAATGTCTTTGCTATCTGTGCAATAAATGCTGGATATGCTTGATCATACTTAATATTAAAGTATGCACACTCTCTCATAATAGTTCCAAATTCTTCAAAGTACATATCGTATTTTGTAGGACTATCTATTCCTATGTTTGATAGGTAAGATCCTTTTACTAATCCAGATACTGCATATCTTCTTAATGCATCTGAAGAGGTTATTTGATTGTCATAAAATGTTTGATCTATTTCTTTAATTACCGCAGTATTTGTTTGTTGGCTTTGTAGATTTTTTAATGCATAGATGTTTTCAAACATGCATTTTGAAGATCCTCTAACAAACAAGGCTGCGTTGTTATACACTGGCAATGGCTCTGGGTCGTCAACAATTGCTACTAATTTATTATTGATGTATAAATAAAATCTTCTAGTAGTTCCAATGTTTTCATACTCTACTGCTAAATCATAAACTGTTGGATTTTCAATATTCATGATTCTATCTTGTCCAACAAAGCCACCATCATCAACTAATATTTGTGCTAATCCTCCCCATAACTTTTTAGGAATTGCCTGATGTACATCTGAGCCTATTGTTCCTGGAACTACCTTATAGAACATAACGTTTTCTAATACTGTGTCTTGCCCATTTGTAGTTGATACATTGTAGTCTTGCAAGTTGCTTCCTGTTAAAGCACATATTTCAAAATAGTATCCGTAGTTTGTTGTTGGGTTTACCATAACACCTAGACCACCAGATCCGCCTGAAACAATTGCGTCTTCTACGATGTAGTATTCTGAAGCGTTTGTTGCTGTTTGCAATTCATCTGTTGATTCTGGTTTTCCAATAATTCTCATTCTAGTTCCAAAATGTTTAAAGTCATTTGTCATTTCTTTATAAATATATGTTACAAAGTTTTTAGGAGTTACTCCTGTGGTCATTGGGTTTGGCCCAGTAAACACTAAGGCTGATGATTGTATTGTTGCAGCAGAAGTTGTTTTTTGATATCTAACGACATCATCTGATGGAACAGTTTGTCTTAAAAAGTTTGCAATTACTCCATTTCTACTTGATCTAGTTGCTGTTCCGTTATCAACACCAACTGCTTGTCCTAATGATTGAAAGGTTGGGACTGTTAATACTGTCTGTGCTGATCCAGATGCATATTGTGGATATACGGTATCAACAAATCCATATCTATTGTCAACTTCTATTGGTGCTAGGGTATTAAATAAATATTCAGATCTCATATTCATACCTCTAAGGTATGTGTTGTCAGACCAATAGTCTGGTAGTCCGGCACTGTGGTCAGTTATCTTTGTTCCAAATTGTGCTCTACCATGTTCTTTAACTGCTCCATTTTTATATACAACGCCATTTCCACCTAGTTGGTAATATGGCTTAACATAGATTCTTACATTTCCTGTTCTAAACATTTTTCCATTAAATGGTAATTGTCCAAAGTATTGTTCATATTGCTTTGAATTAGTAATCCATACTTTATTAGATAGTGTGGGTGTTGTACTTATTAGAGGATCATTTGTTACTTCTACCCCGCCATATACCATGTACTCTATGGCATCGTATCTTATTATTTCACCATTAGCATATAGGTATCCGTTAAATTTTTGTAACCACATAACGTTCTCGCCTAAATCAATTACGTTATTTTTAATAATGTTTAATTCAACATACGGCTCTACATCTGTAATGTTAGAGTTTAGAGGTGCTGCTGAAAGGGTATAGTCTCCTGAAGAGGCTGCTTCATTTTGAGATATCTGAAATTGTTGTTGGGCTATTTCCCAAAGAAGAACTGGTTTGTATACATATGTTATATCTTCATCTATATATGATGCTTGGCTTAAACTTGATGGTGACTTTTGAATATATCTATTTGTATAGTTTATCTGTCCATCATTTATAATAGGAGTTTCTCCATCTACTAAATCAAAGATGTTGGATAGTTTATAATTTGTACCCGGCACATCTGCTGATGGGTTTTCCAAGGATACCTCTGGAGTTGTTTGTCCATATAGAGTTAAGTCTATTGATCTTTTATCTTGATCAGGCATTAGGTATTCTTTTGGCATTACAACAAAGTTATTGTATTCATCAAAGAACATTGCTGACTGAGTTGATATTGCAAGTCTTTCAAGAACTTCTGCAACGCTTACGTCTGGCTCTACGAAGAAGTATGGAATGATTGGGTCATATATATAATTGTTTTCAAATGCTTTAAATACATAATTGCTAAATCCAATGTTGTCTAGAAGTATTGCTACTGCTGCTGTTAGGGTTACGTTCTTTAAAAATATAGTTGGTGCAACAGATGTCTCTAGTCTGAAGTATGCATCTCTTAATTGTATAGTGATATCGTTAAGCCCACCTACTGCTTTTGGAAAGGTCTCTGCATAAAGGCTCTTTAGTGGGACAAACTTGTCATACTTAAGTCCGTCTATATCTGTTACCTTTAAAACTCTTTCATAAAAATCAAACTTAATATTGTTCTTTAGTTTATCTGCAACAACGCTATCTGGATTTTGCTCGCTAAAGGCTGAGTCGAAGTTCATTAAGGTAATCGACCCATTGGATGCTACAAGGCCTCCTACAGGGATTCCTGAGTCGTTTTTAGCCATTGCTTTGTTGAAGTTGAACCCAAGTGTATAGTCTGACATATCGGCCTTAATTCTTGGCGATAATTCAATTAGATCAAAAGGGTTATCTGGAGAGTTCATTGTTTTAATAACTAGTCTTAAACCCTTTAATTTTATAAAGTCTCTATATATCCTAGCATTGTTAGTATTAACATATTTAGGATTTACCAAAGATCTTGCTAGTCCTGTTTGTTTTGTATCTTCAAAATTTATATTACTATCTTGTAATAAAGAAAATCCATAACTAGGAGTATATGCTTCCCATATCTTTTTATTACTATTGTCATTCCATATATAAAGAGTTCCTATGTTTGTTTCATTACCCCCGACTAAATAGGCATCCCCATGATTATTGTTAAAGTCTGCTCCTGGCAATTGTGTTTGCAAGTCTAGGTAGTCAACAAAGTTAAAGTATTGTCTGTAGTCGTTTGGTGCGATAAGTCCGTAATATACTTCTACGTATCCATCCCAAGGAACTATCTCGCTTCCATCTCTACGAGTAGAGTTTTCGTCAAAGGATATAGCATCAACCCAAGTGTTAGTCTCATCAAGGTATTGGATAGACCAAACTTTTGGAATGCTAGATTTTGTTCTATCATTAAGTGGGTTCTTTATAATTTCATCAGTATACATTCTTACTGTCTCGGATGAGTTCTCATCATCTGATAAATTAGTCTGCATCTTCACAACTACTCTATTGGCAAACATAGATTCTTTATAGACCACAAATGGACAAGAGTCTTCTATGTAGTAGCCTAGTGCAGTTTCAGTTTGAGAGGATATGCCTCTTTCAACATTCTCTTCTTTTCTGTATGATGTCCAGTATTTAAACTTGTCATATTTAGAAGCCATGTAGTATCTTGGTCTTGTTCCAGATCTAATGTTATCTATGTATTTATTTTTTCTAAGAACTACTTTGTTAATTCCAGACCTTGGTCTAAATGGTAAAAAGCAATCTTCTAAACTGTAATATAACTTTCTAGATAATTCGGGGGTAACAAAAGAAATAGGAGTCTGTCCATCATTCTCTACTACATACTCTGTCTTAATAGAAGAGTCTAATGCATTTATAAATGTTGGATCATCATTATTAAAATTCATTGGAAGGTTATTAAAAGAAGATCCTAATGGTCTATATCTATAATTACCAGATGCTGATATGTTTTCTAAATCATTTAAATTCCATTCCCCTACTATAAATGATTTAATCTGTAAAGTAGTATTTTGCTCAATATGGGATT